CTTCTCTGCCGTCACGCCCGGGCGATAGACGCACAGCACGTTCTCGGGCGTGTCCCATGTCGCCGTACTGCCCAGCAGATCATGCGTCCGTGCCGCAATTTTTTCGTACGCCTGCCGGAGCCGGAACGCCTGCGGCACCAGTTCGGCCACGAGGTCCGGCACGGTCTGCCACTGCTGGAGCGTCGGCGTCATGGGAGCACCCGCCAGATCGTATACAGAAACCGGACAGCCAGCACGAGCCACGCGACGAGCCCGCTGAGCGCAAAAAAGACCAGCACGGGCACGCTTACGAGCACGGGCCAGAGTTCTTGAAAATTTACGGCCCGCAGCAGCGCCCAGATGCGCATGTACACCAGCGGCCCCGGCGGCTGCGCGGGCACAGGCGTGGGCGTCGGTGCGGGAGTCGGCGGCGTGGGTTTCAACCACCCGCGCAACTTGTCCAAGAGCGGTGTTTTCGACTGGGGCGCGCTCATCGCGGTGCTCCTGTGGCCGTGGCGGCAAACTGGTCGCCGTAGTTTTCAATCATCTGGTCCACGAACGCGGGTTCTTCCATCTCGCCCCGGATCGCCTTCATCGCCAACTGGTAGCGGTAGTTCGGGTCCAAGGCCGCGCGGTACTGCTGATTGTTGCGCCGGGCCTGCAGGAGAAAGTCGCCGCGGCGCTTCACTTCGCCCATCTGGTTCTGAATGTTCTCGAACACCGGTTTGTTAAAGTCGTAGCGGATGGGCTGCCGCAGGCTGTACATGTTGCGCAACTGGTTCATGTACACGCTGGGATTCTGCCGCGCCTGCTTCTCTATGGCTTTGATTTTTTCGTAGTAGGAGGCGTCTTCGGACAGATGATCTTTGGCAATTTCTTTGGCGACTTGATCATTGTGGGTGTGTTCGTGCTCATGCTGGGTTCCTTCGGCGAGGGCGGCGGGAGAAATGTCCCGATCGGGAACATTATCGGCATTTCCGCCCGGTAACAGGTCTTTCTGTCCCGAGCGGGAAAGTTCGGCGGCGGCTTTGCGCACCGCGTTGTCCTGCAGCACTTTCGTGCGCCGGACGGCCACCGTGATGTGAAACGGGTGGTCGCCATTGGGGAGCGGCGACAGGCCGTAACTCTTGCGCAGCGCGGATAAGCCGGGGCTGGAAACCTGCAGCGCCCAGACCTTGCTCACGCCGTCCACGTTGCGCACGCTGATTTCTTTTAAAGTGCCCAGCGTGTAGCCGAACATGTGCCCGCGCTCGTTGATCTTGTCGGCGCCGATAGATGCTACTTCGTCGGCGTTCATGACCGATATATGCGCATTAAGCAGTTCGCCGTCGACGTTGGGCACGTTCAGGACGCCGGCGCGGGGCAGTTCGGCGCCGGGGACCACAAGCGCGTCGTACAGGCCGCGGACCAGCGCGTTGGGCACGGACAAGAGCAGCCAGCCGCTTTTGGCCAGATAGAGCCGGCCAGCGAGGGCGTGCTGGGTGGCGGCCTGTTTGTTGCCGCGGTAGAGCCAGCCGAAGGCGTGGCCGATCTGATACTCGCGGGTCTGGGTGAGGGCGTCCGGTTGCCACGCCCCTTCTTGTAAGATTGAAAAGCCGTCCATGGCGCGTCCCGAAGAATTGTTACTGCGGGGCGGCCGACATCTGCCCCGTGGGCGCGGACGGGGCCGCGGCACTGTCCGGGTGGCTGCCGAGCGCGTGCACGGACAGAAACATGGCCCAGCCGCACAGAAAGGCCATGCCCCACGCCATCAGACTCATCTGGTTACGGATGTGTTGGTCCATGGTCACCATCGTGGTCATCGCGAGCGTGGCGGTGTGTTTCATCCCGGTCCCTTTCATGGTTAATGATGACTTTAATGCCGGCGCCGGACAGGAGCGAGATCAGGATGTCCGTGATCGTCGACCCGCCCATGCCCGCCAGCACACAAATACCGATCAACCCGTGGATATTGGCCGCCTGCCGGTAATTCTGGTACCAAATCAGCGAAATCGCCAGCCCCAGAAATCCGGCATTAAGCATCGAACTGACCACCGCCAGTTTAGAAAGTTTCCGGCTGAAACGCAAAAGCGTCGCCAAGCCCGCAAAGGCCGAGACGCCAAAGGCCGCCGCAAACACCGATAACGACACGATGACCTCGTCAACCATGGTTGTAAGTTCTTGCTGCCAGCGTGTTTAAATTAAACAGTGCGTACCGCAAGCCCTCGCGATCCCCTGTCCGCGAGACCGACCCCAATAAAATATTGGGGCTTCACGGCAACTTTCGAGGATAAATTTTATCCCGTGTGGTATTTGCCGCACCCCCATTCGTGTTCACGACTACCCTGACCACGAAACCGTGCCCCGGTGTTTACATCCCTGTAGTAACCAGAGCCCTAACCGACCGACCACCACGGCCAACTTGCGGTACGCACATATTTTAACACGTCGGCACGCCGGAACTAAATCCTGCGGGCGCCACGAGTTACGCCAGTTGTCAAAGAACTGCCGCTAGATATACCGTGCCGGCTCGTTGCTGCATAGGCCGGCTGGTTCGGCGTCCGCCAACCACGCCGGCGCCGCCAGTTCGGGAAACGCGGCGATGGAGCGGGGCGAGAGCGCGTGCGGCGGCATGGTCCAGATGAATTGCGCGCTGGTGAGCGACAAAAAGTCGGGGCTCACGAGAAAACAATGGGCGTTAATATTGCACAGTGCGTCCATCGTGTCCGCGTTGTGCGCCCGGCTCCAGACCCGTTGTTTAGACAACAACGCCATGGGCACCGGGTCGAAGCCGCCGTCATGGGGCAGAATAAAACCGCCCTTGTACAGCAGCACATCCACGCAGACGTGCCAGCCCCCTTTTAACGCCCGCTGCACATAGGCCAGCGTGTTTTCTTTCTCCGGCTGGCGCCCATCCACATTGCCCAGATGCGAGATGATAATGCCGGAAAAAGGCGAGCGCCGCATGGTGACATCCTTGTCGAGCAGGGGAGGAAGTGCCACTGTAGCAAGGCGCGTCGAGCGTGTCCACGTTGCAGACAACGCCGGACAAAAATCAGAGGACGTTCGCCGCGATCAGACAGCCGCGCGCCACCGCATGCAGCGGATCACTCGCGTGCTTGACCTCTTTGATCGGCAGCGGAAACTCGTTCTCGGCGAGTTTCTCGGCGAAGCGTTCCACAAAGCCCTTCGCCTGACTCGTGCCGCCCGCAATCACGACCGGCAGCGGATTCTTGAACTTGGGCAGGAGTTTGTGCCCGCGCATCGCCGCCGCCAGATTCTTCGTCGTGTAGTCGATGAGCCGCTCGTAATACGAACTCACGGCGGCTAAGACAACATTATCGTTCGGCTCGCCGATCGTGAACTCGCCGTTCTCTTTCTCGGCCTGCACGACGCTGTCCGGCTCGCCCGTGGCAATCGCCGCCATCCGGTCGATCCAGTCACCCGATTTGGTTGTCGAAAACATCACCGTGGGTTCGCCGTTGAGCATGACGCAGCAGTTCACCATGCCCGCGCCGCACGAGAGCGCCACGCCGGTGTATTCGTCCTGCTCCAGTTCCGAGTAGCACAGCGCCTCGGCCTCGTTGATGGCCCGGGCGGCGTAGCCCTGCTCGGCCAAGACCGCCGTCACGACGTCCTCGTGGTAGCCGACGTCGAACTCGTCGTCTTCTTGGTCCACGGGCTGCGCCGGCACGCAGAACACGAGTTTTTCACCCTCGTGGGCCGCCGTGCCGCAGACTTCCTTGAGAATGTAGGCCAGCACGCGCTTGGCCTCCTTCTCCTTGGAACTCACGACGCCGCGGTACATGGGGCGCTTGGCCGACTCGTTGCGCTCGATCGCCTTCTCGATGGCGTCTTGGCCGAGAATGATGAACGTGCCGTCGCGGTCTTTCACGAACACCTTACCCTGCAGGCCCTTTTCGATCATCTTCGTGGCCACGGGCGTCGTCGGCTTGATCGTGTAAAAGGCGTCCCGAAACTCCTTGTACGTCGTGTACTGCGCCGTGTCGTCGCTGGTGAAACTGACCGGCCCCTGATTGTCGCTGGCCAGTACGATATACGAGGTTCCGACGTCCAGTCCGCGTGCCATGATCACTTTCCTTTCAGGTTTGCCAGTTTCGAGACCGACGCGCTAATTGTATCTTCTTGGGCCGTGGTTTTGCCTAACTCCACGGCCGACCCGCGCTGCATGGCGCCGGTGTCAATTTTCGTGACCACCGTCCGGGCGTCAATATCAATCGCGCCCAGCGCCGCCTTCGGATTGGCCGTGTCGGGTTGTTTCGCTTTCGTAAAGAAACTCGTCGGCTGCTGGACCCGCGATTCCGTGGTTAACACGCCGCCACTGTGGGCCGAACGCCAGAGATAATACAGCGCGTCCAAGCGGGCCACGGTATAGCCCAGCACGAAGCCGCCCACCGCCCACGCCAGCCAGAGAGTATTTACGGAGGACATTGGGCGCTCTCCGGCAGATCGTAGCCCGCCTGCACGTCGAACACGTCGGGAGCCGCCTTGGCCGCCGCGTGCAGTTCGTAGGGGTGCGGATAATGTCGTAATAACCGCCGCGCCTCGTCTCGGACATCCTTGGGAATTTTCTTGAGCCCGTTGGCGACATATGGGCTGGCCAACCGGCGCAGAAACTCGTCGGCGGCCAGCACGGCGCGGGCACGTTCATAGGGGAGTGTCATGCTGCGCTCCAGTTTTTGTCGCCGGCTGCCGAGCGCATACAACAGCGTCTTGCGGTTTGCAAAAACGCACGTACCGCTTGTCAATCGTGTAAAACGTGCCGTACCGCCCCGCGCGGCGGTCCCACTTGCGCTCTAAACGCCATAAATCTCGCTGCCAGCCGTAGATTACAGCAGCGCACGTGCCTTGTTTATTTTCGATGACGTACGCCAACGGAAGATCAGATTTGTCGTCTATTTTGTATTGCTCGTCAATAATAACCGTCGGATACGGGAAGTCTGCGCGATTTGTAAAATGCAGTTCGCGAATTTTATGCTCCACGCGCCCACACACCCACATGTCACCGCTGTCGGCATACTCCATGCGCACATCGCTATGCGGGCGATCCTCATGCGGCGGCATTTCGGCGTGAAGCCCGATTGCGCAGAGTTCTGCGACACGCTGCGTCACGCGCGTACGGCTTGCGCTCAAATCTTTAAAAAATATCTGATCTGGTTTCATGGCGTCCAAACTTTCACAGGGTCGACCGCCCGTTTTGTAAACACGGGCAGCGTTTCACACACAGGAAACGTGTCTTCAAGGTGCTGAAAGACTTTCTTGTCCGTCGCGCCGATGCCTTCGGGCATGTCGTCGATCCAGATGTCGATAGTATACCCGCGGGCTACCGTCGCCGCGCGCTTGGGCGAATGATTGCAAAACACACAAGCCGTTAACAGTTGAAACACCTCTTCGCCAAACAACGTCGCCATCTCTAACTTACTGTACACGCTCTCGGTCCGTCCGGTCACGCACAGCACCGTGTGGCCGCGCTTCACGGCGTGTTTAATAAAAAACCGCCAGAACTCGACGTCGCTGGTAAACGTGCGGTCGAAGTCGATGGCGATGGTGGTGGCGCGGAACGGCGTCATGGACACAAGTTACACGGGCTCGCAGTAGATCACCGTTCGGCAGCCGCAACTCTGGGCCAACGGCACGACCGTCGGGTCATACACCGAGACGATCTCGTCGCGCTTGAGGTGGCCGGACGCGATCAGCGCCACAAGGCCCAGTTTGGCGAGCCCACGGCGCCGATAGGCCGGATCGACGAAGCATTCGAGCGTCTGCGCCGTGACGGGCCGGCCCTTGAACTTCTCGGGCCACGGGCGTGTGCCCACCCAGCCGGCGAGTACACCGTCCAGCCAGACGAACGCCAGCGCCATGGGCGGGTGCGCGTCGCCGGTCTTCTTCAGATAGCGCTTGTCGAGTTCCTTCTGGATCGAACTGGTGCTGCCCGAATCCGGCCACGACAGCCGCGTATACAGCGCCGTCACCTCGATGTCCGAGAGGGCGTTGATGTCCTTGATGGTGATGGCGATGTGCATGACCGCCCCGTCACTTTTTGCCAGCAAAATACGTATGCAGCCGGACGGTGAGATACGTCCCTAGAAACGACCCGCAGGCCAGCGGCAAGATGTAAATCGGGTTTTTGCTGTAGGAGAGCACGCCAAACGCAGCCAGACTGTAGATCGCCGCCCCTAGGCAGGCCGACGCCCACGGCCGTCGCGCGCTCACGCAGAGGATGTACCACGCGTAGAGCATGTCGATGGCGACGTAAGTGCAAAACACCGTGAGCGCCGTGAGCGGATGAAAAGCAGCAACGTCGGGCATGTCCATGTCATACCTCGTCGTCGGGCTGTCGCTGGGTGTAGCCGTGCTTGTCGGCACAGGTCGGGCAGAGCGTTCGCAGCCATGTGCCAGCGTGGCAGACGCTCCCGGGGCAACCGCAGAGTTCACAGGTCTTATATGACAGCGTTTCGGCCATGGAGATCACGCCAAAAATGTAATCATCGTGGCCCCAGTCGTAGACCCGTAGGCCGCCGAACTTCTCCTTAATTTGCGAAAACCGGTACGGATACTCCGCGGTCCAGTGGCCGTTTTTAACGTGGCTGGCAATGCAGTCACACATGCCGTCCAGAATCGCAAACCAGCCGTCGGAGCACTCGCAGCCGAAGGCCATGAGCGACTCGGTAAGCGGTTTGTCTTTGTCCTGAAACAGTTCGGGATACCGGACGACCAGTTTCTCTTCAAGGTCTGGACTCATTGGTACCTCTGAAAATAAAAATAGAAGAATCCCAGCGCCATAATCAGGCCGCATATTTCCGTCGTCATGCGGATGAGCGCGTCGTCACTGAGGGCGATCATGTCAGCGCTCCGAATCGCGGGGCCATTTACAGTCGCTTGTTCGCGGCGGGCGTGACCGAGAGCCGTCATCGTACCCGCCGAGGTCGTCGTCGAGGTCGGCTTTGTCGGCAGTGGCGGGCGCGGAAAAACCCTGCGACTCCAGCAAGTTTTCAAAAATCTGCCAGACTTTTTGCATCCGCATGTGGTGCAGCCGCTGGAGCCCCAGCACGGCGTGCACCGTCTGATCCACGTTGATCTCGTCGGCGTGCTCCAGCGTGTGCTCCGCCAACAGATCGAGGTCATCGGCCGTCGTCCATGCCGCCATGATTGCCTGCTCTAAATCGTATTGGTTCGCGGTCATGCGTGCCTCCTATTTTTTCGCTTTGTAACTGTCTTCCCTGCGGTTTTTCGCAACTTGGTGATCGTGGTGCGGGCCTGTTGGTGGGCCATGTACAGGTCGCGCACCAAATAAGCGTAATACCGAAAGCGATAGCCCAATTGGTTCAGGGGATCGTCGGCCCGGTCGCCGCGCTTGTGACTGGCAGCTAACAAATTATCCGACTCGCGCATAAACTGTTCCAGCATCTCGATCGTAGCGGCCTTCAGCGGTTTGGTCCGCGCGATGTGCCGGTCGGGATGCAACACAATCGTCATGGCTGTGCTCCTGTGATTTCCTGATTCAGCGGCGCAACTGCCCGGGTAGGATTCGAACCTACAACCCCAGCATTAACAGTGCCGTGCACTACCGCTGTGCTACCGGGCAACACCTTGATCACTCTGCGCGTGTCCGCGCCCGCGCGACCAAATTAGGCAGCAGGTCGTGCGTCAGCCTCCGCATGTGCTCCAAGTCTTCGTAACTGTCCTGCAATTGGTCTTCATAGAACACTTTGAGGTAGGCCGCCGTGGTCGGATGGGCGGCGGCGAGTTCGTCCAGTTGGGTCAGCCGTGTGGCATAATTCTCGACGACGTCTTGCTCCAGTTGCATGGCGTGCGACAGGGCGTGCTCGACGGCGGTGAAGCGGGGGAAGTCGTGACCGCCAACAGGGGGCGTGGCAACATTCAGGCCAAACAGGCGGTCGAGAAACGCCTGCACGTGCGCCATTTCACCTTTAGCCGCTGCCGTAAAGAACTCTTTGTACTCGTGCGCATGCAGCCCCGCGACGGCGCTAGCGTGATAGAGATAAAACTGCAGATGCGTCCATTCGTTCCGCAGATCGGCCGTCATGAGTTCTAAAAACTGGGGCAGCGTCATGTCGCGTCCTTTCGTGAAAACGTGCTCCGTCACCTTACCCGGGTGTGGCGATTTCGGCAAGCGCGGCCAGCCACTGTGGTTTTAACACAACCCAGTCCCGGCGCGCCCCCTCGACCGCCGCTGCCTGCCGCATTAAGTCATACATCCGCGTGTCGCGTTGGAGCGCTTTGATCAGCGCGGTGGCATGGTGCACCAGCGCGTCAGGTTCGGTCGGGAGAATCAGGCCGCCGCCAGTCTGGGCCAGTTCGGGAAACAGTCCGACCGCGGTACCCAACACCGGAATGCCCGCCGCCATAGCCTCTAGCGCCATATACGGATTGCCCTCGGTGAGCGAGCAAAAGATGACCAGATCAAGGTCGGTATACACCTGATCGACCAGCGGAAACGCGATCTGCTCCCGCTGCACCAGCGTGACACCCGTGGCCGCGGCGACCCGCTCCGCCAAGTAGCCTCTTTTGATATCAATATCGGCCGCGGTGGTATCCGTCGGCGCGTCGTGTCGTGCTTTTCTCCCCAGATACCCCAGTGTGGTAACCCCTGTCCGCGCGGGATGCCGCCGATAGTTTTTCGCCGTGACGCCGACGGGCAAGAGCGTCGGGATGCGTGACACCTGCGCGCGCACCGACTTTTGCACAATCGCCGCGGAGACCGCGCCGTAGCCCCCCAGCCGGCTAAAGTACTCGCGGGGAAACCGCCGCAGGGCGTCGTCAATGTCGAACTCGCTGTGCGCATGGGCGTAACAGCGCTCCAGCGGCGTGCCGTACTGATCGTGCAGGAAAAAGCAGCCCACCGGCGTCGAAAAAAACACGTCGTACTTGGCGTTCAAATACGCGTGTTCGTCCGCCGAGAGGTAGCGGCCCCAGTCCAGAATGTCGCCGTCGTACGCCGGAAACAGGTGCTTGACGAGTTCGTTAAATATCTTGCCGAACACCCAGTTGTTTTCGACAAAAAAGAGGATACGCGGCACAGGCGGAGCCCTCGGGGGAGCCGCTGTTGTACCCGTTGCGCGCGCCGCCGTACAGTCCTGCCGCTTTAGAGTTTTCTGAGCAACGCAGCCACCAGCGGATGCCGGACGACGTCGTTCTCGTTAAACGTTACGACAGCAATATCCGGCAGGTCTTGCACCCGGGCCACGACCTCGCTCAGAGGCGGCGGACTATAGGGTAAATCGCTCTGCTGCGGATCACCCGTCACGATCACCTTGGTATTCTGGCCAAACCGCGACAAGAACAGTTTCAGTTGTAAATAACTCGCGTTCTGGGCCTCGTCAAAGATGCAGATGGCGTCATTAAACGTCCGCCCGCGCATGTAACACAGCGGCGCAATGACGATCGCCTTGTTTAACATTTCGCGTTTGGCGCCCTGCTTGCCCACGAGCACGTCCATGGTGTCGTAGAGCGGCTGCATGTAGGGGTTCACCTTCTCGCCGAACGTGCCGGGAAGAAAGCCCAAGCGCTCACCGGCTTCGACGATGGGGCGGGTGAGCACGATCTTGTCGCACTGCTTGGTGAGCACGGCGTTGATCGCGTAGGCCATGGCCAGAAACGTCTTGCCAGAGCCAGCCGACCCCAACAAGAACGTGATCAAATGCTGGTTGAGCAGTTTCCACGCCCGGCGCTGCGTCTCGGTGCGCCATTCGATGTCCAGCGGCTGCCGATCGACTTTATTGGGGTGCTGTTGCTCCAGATTGGCCTTGCGTTTGGCCTTGCGGGCGGCCTTGCGGGCCTGCTTCTCGGCCGGTCGACGGCGTGCGGTCATGGGGTGTGCATCCTTGCGTGCGGAATAAAGACAACAAAAAGACGCGCGGACTATTTTTTCGCAGCGGGTGTTCCTTTCTTGTTCTTTTTGGGCGTGCGCCGGGCGATCGGGCGGCAGGAGTCATTGCTGTAGGGTTTCTTGCCCGGCACCGGCTCGTAGCCAGCCCAGCAGCGGGCGCTCTTCATGCACATCACGATCGTGACGCGTTTGACCAGCGGTGCTGTGCGCGGCTGGGCCCCGGCATTCGCCTGCTGGCGCAGCCGTAATTGGTGGTGCCGCCGGGCGTCTTCAATCCGGTACGGCACGCCTTCAACCTGCCGCGCGTCAAGATCAGCGAGTTCTTTCTGATCCATGGCGTTGAGCGAAGCCTTTTTTGGCGCTGGCTGCGGTGGTGGTTTAAACCCTAGGTGTTTTTCTGTTTCGGCCTCGATTCTCTTATTGACCGCGTCGGGGGCAACCGCCTGCAGCAACCGCGACCACCACGGCAATTGTTTTTGCGCCTCTGCTTTTGCCATCGGCATCGCCTGTTCGTATAAATAGTTATCGGCGCCGGTTTCGTTGTACCGCGACAACAATTTTTGATAGAGCGCCTCGGCTTCATCCGGTGTTTTGGGCGCGCCTGCTCCGCGCAAGCCCATAAGATACGTGTGCGCCGCCGCCGGATTGCTTTCGTACAGATCGCGCAGGGGGTTGAACTTGGCGCGCTCGGCGTCGATCATGCTCTGCCCCACGTTCGCCCCTTCGCCCGGCTTGGCCGCTCGCATCGCGTCGATAATGCGTTTTTTCGTCGCGGCGACGGCGGATTCTGAAAACGAATCCATGGTGCGCGCTTCGTCGGGAATCATGCCAAAAAAGTTGGCGGCGTCGCCCATCATGCGGCCGACACCAGCCCGTGCTTGGTCGCCGAACACGCCCATACCCGCCGCACCCACGCCAAGTGCACCGATGCCCAAACCGCCCAGCAAAGACATTAAACCGCCGCCACCGAGCAAACCGATCAACGCCATGGGGGCGCCGAATGTAAAAGCGAGTTGCCCCATCGGGCCCATGCCTTCCCACGCTTGCGAAGCCATGCCCTGAACTTGTCCAAAAAATCCCGGATCATTGGCCAATTCTGGACTGTCGGCCAGTTGTCGCTGGGCGTACTCGGCGCGAAACTTGTCGCCGGCCGGGCCCATTTTTTCTTGCATAAACCGCTGCGCCTGCGGCGATTTAAAGTCTCCATTGGCGATCGCGTTAGCCGCCGCCAGATCGTCGCCCGACAGGCGCGCCGACATGCTCTTTGCCAGATTTTTAATAACTGTTTCTCGGTCGGCGTCTGTCTGCGCCACGCCCAGTTGCTCCGTGGCGGCAGCGAAGTCAGGATGCGACGCGGCGACTTGGTCGACAACTTGTTTTTTCGCCTGCGCGTCTGTGCCCGTCACGGCGATTCTGTCAGCCGGTTCAAGCACGTTGGCGGTATCGGCGACCATTTCCGGTTTGTTGACGATCTGATTGCTGACGCTTTCCACGGCTTGCGCGTTTTGCGGCTGGTCGCTCACCAGTTGTAACTGCTCAGGACTTAAATCGCGCAAGTTGTATGTTTCGGATGTGTTGCCGATGCGCGGCACGGTGACCGTGGGATTCGTTGGATTGGTTGCCGAGACAGTTGCGTGCGTCCAGTCGCCGGTGCTGGGCGCCGTTAAACCCAGCCCATCAATCTGTTCGCCAAACCACTGTCCTACGCTGGTCCCAGCCATTGTTCCGGCCGCCAAACGACTGGCCAGTGTTGGCGCACCGCTGACCATGCGTGCCGCAGCGGTAGCAGACCCGCCCATGGGAATCAGATTCGGCAGAACGTCCGCACTTGTCGCAGCGGCGTTGTACGTGCGGGCCGCATCAGACGTGGGGCCGAACGTGTCGCTGACGTTTTGCGCGTCGGCACGGAATCGATCGTTCAGGGCATTGGATCGGCCGGCATAGTACGCCTGATGCGCGCCACGATCCCGATAATCTTGCAACACCGCCAGCGAGTCGTTCAAAACTTCGTTGGTGTTAGAGCCTGTTAAAGCGTCATAACCGTAGGTCAATGGGCGACCGGCAATCGTGCCCGCCAGATTCAAAGCGCCGGCGCCGGCGGCAAACGTGGTACCCTTGAGCGCGTTGGTAAACGACGCCACGGGCCCGGCCATCGGTTTCTCGTACAGCGCATCTGGCCGCACGCTTTGTTCGCGGTTCAGTTGGTCCCACGTCTTCATGTAAGGTGCGCGCGCGGCCGTGGGTTGAACGGCGCCAAGTTCATTCTGCCCGCGGTACGGCCCAGGCATGGCCATTGGTTTTGGCCCCGTTGTTGTTACCGGGCGAAGTGGACCCTGAAGTGGCCGCGTACCAGACGTGATAGTCGCCGCTATTCCGCCGCCAGACGCTGTCGGTGGCTTGATGCTGGGCGCTGCTAGCGTCTGGGAAACGGACTGCGCGCTCGCCGGCTGGACTCCCGATGTTACTAGAGCGGGCCCGCCAGTCGGCCCGGCTTGTTTAATAATTTCGCGCAGTGCGTGCTGCGTGTAGCGTTGGCTGGCCTGTTTCAGCAGCATCTGGCTATAACGGCGGCGCACGAGTTGCAAAACAGGACTCATAACTACAACTCCAAAACGCAAAAATGTGTCGGGCATTTATTTTACAGGAGTGCCGCCGGGATCACTGCGGCGCTGGCGGCTGTTTCGCGAAATATCGCTGGGCGGCCGGAATGCCGACGTCCATTCCGCGCAGCGTGCCGTAAGCCCCCAAACCGGCGCCCGCCAATGCGCCCAAGTCGCGGACAAAGCCGTGTAAATTTTTCCGTTTCTTCAGCCATTTCTTGTCCACGGCCGATTGCAGCAGCCGGTCGGCCGCCCAGTCGCCGCCGACGAGGCCGAGTACGCCGCCGGACGCGATACCAGCACCTTGACCAAGTGTGGCCAGCGCCGTCGAACCGAGCATGTTCTTCAAACTGCTGTGCGCGCTCGCTCCGGGCAGGTTGGCTTCTTCTGCAAATGATTTGAACGCATCGGAGATTTCTTGCTGCCACGGTTTTTTCGCCATGGCGCGTGTAAAGCCCTCGCGCACGCCTGCTGTGGCGTGCGTTAAATCGCCGTTGCTCACCTGCCCGACAATCTCCGACAGATTACGTGGATTAATCTTATTATTGTTGTCTCCACCGGGCAAAAGCACCGTACCGGCTTCGTACAACCGCGGCACGTTTGCGCCGTAGTTCACCAATGCCGGACCGGCACTCAAGAGCGTGCCCGAACCCCACAGTGGCATCCAATGTCCTTTGGGCAATTTGCCGCCTAATGCACGCCGCCACGGTCGCGCCGCGGCTGTGTTTAATGCTGTCAATGCGGCTAAGTAGCCACTGCCGGCCACGGGTGCCGTCTGTTGGCCACTGCTGTCAAATTCGGCGCCCGGGACATAACCGGGCACAGCGGCGTTCAACCCGTATTGCCCGGCTGTGATCGCGGCGCCTGCGCCGACATCGGTACCCAAAGACTTGGCGGCCGACAGCGCATTGGCGGGCGCTCGCTGCAGCAACGCGCTGCGGGCCCGCGGCGAAGCGGCCATGCCACGCAGAAATTTAAAAGCGCTGCCCAGACTGGCCTGTTTCGTGTCCGGGGTGTTGTGCGTTTTTAACTTCTGCACAATTTCGTGCAGATGCGGCATGGCTTTGGCCGACAATACCGTTCCGCCCACCACGCCCAGGTTTCCACCTAAGAACTGCAGCCACCAACGCCTGTTTTCTTGGCGCCGGCGGGCTTCGTAGTCCTCTGTTGGATCGTCTGTGAACGCAAAATTGCCGAGCGCGTCACCGAGCCTGTAGCCCAGATATGCGCCGCCAGCGCCGCCGGCTAAATGCGGCGCCAACGCCGTGCCTACATCGCCTAACGTCGCTTTGTCACTGGCTTTGCCGCCCAACGCCTGCGCCACGCCAGAGTATATGATCGGCAATGTTTTCTCGCGCAGCGTCGTGGCCAGCGCGCGGCGCAACGGCGGGGCACGCCTTTGGCCTTCGACCACTTTGTCGTCGAGCAACTGCTCTTTGAGTTTTTTGTAGACCGCATTCGTGCCCCACTCTGTTGTGGTGGGTACCGGATCACGTAAAAACTCTTGCGCGGTCTGCAGCCCTTCCGGCTTGTTCAACCACGAAAAAAAGCGCGGCCCGTATGATTTTCCAGGGTCGGTATATTCGCCCAACCCCAGCGGACTAAACTTGCCGCTTGGCGTAACGACGCCATACCGCACGCCCAGACCCGTAAGGGCCGCCACCCCGCCCAGCGTCTTTGGTTTGTTTAACGTACGGTTGCCGGCAATTAAACTTCCGGCCGCGCCTAACGTCGCTCCGCGCAAATTCGACCGCAGCCGGCCAACGTCTGTGACATCTGGATTTGCCGCGTCTAAATAGGCGTCGTTGCCGAACCAGCCGGCTGTTGCCCCCGCTGTCGGCAGCGCCAGCCTTTTGACAACATTTCGCACGGCGCCCATCCGGCTCGTTGCTGTCTTTTCTTTTTCTTCTTCTTCGGTTTCTTGCCGTCTTTCACGGAACCACATGACGGCCCCGGCTTTCACCGCCCCTTCTTCCTGCAGTATCTTGCGGAACGCGTCGTTGAGCATTTCTTTGTTCTTCGCCAGATTTTCCAAGACCTCGTCGCCGGTCCGCTCACGGCGGTAGCCCATAAGTTTACCAACCCAACTGGGGTCTTCTGAACTGGAGATGTACCGCTTCACGGCCACGTTCTTGAGTTCCTCGGGGAGATCGCGGTGGCTGTCAAAGCGCAGCCCGCGACCCTTGGCCTGCTGTGTGCGGGACTCGTGCCAGTGCGGGTCCAAGAGTTGGATCAGGCTCGTGCCCTTCGTGGACAGGCCTTCGGCACCCGCGGGACCAATCAAGAGCGCCCGCAGTTTGCCGATGTTGTAGTCGTTCACGGCCTGCTGGCGTTCCCGTGGCGAAATGCCCCCGTGAAACATGGCGTGCGGAATCTTGTTCTTACTCAGCGCGGCGGCATACGGGGCCAAGCCGGCGTCGATGTGGTTGGAGTAAATAATCGCCTTCTTGCGCTCGTCACTGGTGAGCGTCTCTTGTAAATCCTTGAACGCCTGCTGGAGTTTGGCCGACTGCTCAAAGGCTTTCTCGGGGTCTTTATCAGCCCGAAAGGGCCGCGTCGACATGCTCACTTGGCGCATGCCCGTCAGGAAACTATTTAACTTGGCCAGTTCGTCGCGCGACAGCGGAAACTCCCGATCGAGTTTCCACAAGAAACCCGGCGGAATCTTCGTGCGCACGGCCTGTTGAATCTTCTGCTGCGCCGGCGAGAGTGGAACCTTGACCACCTCTTCGTCGACGGTCACGCCCTCGGGGGTTTTGCTGGGCTGATAGTCGACTTTGCCCCGCAGCAATTCGCGCAGGAGTTTCTCGTTCTTGACGACAGGCTGGTCGCCCGGCTTGATCCCGCGGAACCAGTTGAGCACGCCCGGATCGAC